AAATGAAACGGATGCCGTCGCGGCGGGCCTCGGCGACAATGCGTTTGGCCGCACGCACGATGGCGACCTTGTGGTGAGCGCGGGCCTCCGGCGTCAGGTCGCAAAAAGCGAACCACCGCCCACGGCTCAGCGCCAGTCCGCCCATGCCGATGACGCGCCCGTCGACTTCGCCGACGATGCCCCGGATCGAGGGCTTGCTGGCGAGATCGGAGAAGCCGTCGATGTCGGCGCGCGTGGCGGCGCGCACGATCAGCCCGGCCATCTACCGCTCGGAAGTGACGACCGTTGGGACCATCGCCAGGATGGTTGCCGGCCGTGGCGATTTCCCACGCAGGACGATCCTGGAGTCCGGGCCCCACTGGTTCGGTATGGCCACCGCCGTCATGTCCAGCGCTCCCAGGATTTGATCGGGGTCGATGGTGGCGCCCTCGATCACGCGCGGAAGTGGATCGACGGTGCCCGTGTCGTCACCGTAGAAAACCCCGTTATTGTGAGTCTGGTAAAGGGCGAGCGCCAGCTGCGGTGTGCGCTTCTGCTGCGCCAGCGCCGTTCCCATCTCCGCGCCATAGGCCAGCTTCGCGCTCTTCCATGTCGGCTGGCGGAACGGCAGGCCGGCCACGGCATGGTGCACGCCGTCCGTCAGGCCCGTTAGCTGGACGTCCCCGCCCGTGTCGACGGTGTAGCGCGTCTGGACACCACTGACGTCCGGCGACAGGTCGACGTGTGGAGTGGAGCCCGTATCGAGGCTGCCCCATGCCACGACGGATTCGCCGATGAGATGCGGCGCCACCGCGTTGAGCAGCGTGGTGCGCCCCGTATCCGTGTATGACGCCGCACAATCCATCAGCCACGTGAGGCCACTATCGCCAACGCACTCAGATTGCGTCGCCCACTTCTCCAGGTAGCGCTTGGTCGCTCCGTTGATGGTGCGCCGGACGTGGTAGTAGACGGCGTCCTCGTCCTCTCCGGGCAGCACCATGGCCCGCTCGACCGCCGGATTGGTGCCGGTGTCCGAGACCCATGTGGTCCAGCACACCACTTCCTCTTTCGGCTCGTAGGTGAGAATGGCGACCGTGCCGTCGCCGAGCACCACATGCAGCCGTGTATCCGGCTGCCGCTGCACCGCCACCGAGACGATGCCGGCCGCCAGCAGGTCGGGCACCAGCAAGGTCAGGTCGGAGGATTCGTAATCCCCGAAGGCCGACTGCGTCGGCCCGATCAGGTGCACGCGCTTGTTGGAGCGCTGCACATGCAGCGCCTTGTCGTCGAGCGGCAGGGCGCGCAGGTTGCCGGAGCCCTGGGTGGAGAACGTCCGCGCCGCACTGTTGTCGGGCGTGACTGGCTCGTCGAGCGAGGAGGAGGTCAGCGCCAGTTCCGCACCGGCCGTGCCGATGATGAGGCGCAGCTTGGAGATCAGGAAGCGGATGGCGTCGACGGGGCCCGAGCCCAAGGTGCGGATGATGGGCCCGGCGTCGCCCTCGGCGGTGTCGTCGAAGTTCTCGTAGTCATCGGACACGGACAGGAACAGGCTACCGCCCTGGGCATGGGCCAGCCGTCCCCCGTGCAGGGCAATCGCGGTCGGGAAGCCCCGCGCGTCCGACCAGTAGCCCTGCTGCCAGTTGTTGGTGGCGGCGCTGGTGCCGGTGTCGGAGAAGCGGCTGAGCACCTCGATGTCGACGCTGGTATTGGAATTGTAGCCGGTGATGCGCGCCACGCCGGTGACGCCGCCGCCGAGGTAGGTGATCGTGACCACTGCGACACCCGACGAATAACCCGTCAGCACGGCCCGGTACCAGACCGCGATGTTGCTATCCTTGTCGTCGATGGTTTCGGTGAACGTCCCGGTATCGGTGAAGCCGAGCGCGGGGCGGAAGCCGAGGTCGGGGCCATCGAACGACTTCTGGATTTCGATGTTGCCCGCCCATACTCCCGACCCGGAAACGACGATGCGGCGCTCGTTGGTGGTGTTGGGCGTCCCGGTGTCGCTCAGGCCAGTGACCTTGACGACCTCCGTGGCCGCCAGGAATGCACCGAGCCGCCATACCCCGGTCTGGCCATTGGTGAAGATGCGCAACAGCGCTCCCACGTGCCCCGCCCTGAAGAACGGGACCGTAGATCGCAGCGTCGTGTTGCCAAACCGCTGGTTGACATAGAGCGTCGCCGATGAGGAGGCAGACGACAGGAACGGGCCGTTGTCGGGAGCGTAGTCGACCACCGACCAGGACCGCCCGGTGCCCCGGCGCTCGATCTTGGAGGGCCGGACCCCGTCGCAGTCGACATAGACCACGTCGGCCGATTGATCGTAGCGGACGTTGTCGAGGTCGTTGCGGTCCCAGGGTGCCGTGATCTCCACCGTTCCCGAATCGCCAATGGCGATCGACTGCACGATGCGGTCGATGATGGCGTCGGTCTGAAGCGTGATGTGGAAGTTGCCGGTCGGGGTGAAGGCGAGGTTGTGGTAGCCGGTGCCGAGCGCGGCTTCCGAGATGTAATCATCATCCCCCGCAGTCGAGCCCACGCGCAGGATGACGGGGCCGCGCGAGACCGCGAGCGCGAGCGAATGCTCCGTGCCGGTGTCGCTGACGATCACGCGCTTGGTGGCCTTGGCCAAAGCGCCGATCGAGGACGCATTGAGCGTCATGATGCCGTTGGAGCGCTTCACCTGCTGCGCCACGTCGGCCGTGAACATCTCGATCTCGGCGACGATCAGCTCGGTGTCGCCGTCGACGGCCGTGAAATTGAGCCGCCAATAGCGGAAGGCTTCTATCGTGCCGGTATCGGCATCGGGCCGTGTGAAGCTGCGCTTCTCGCTGAGGGCCCATGCAGTCTGCGCCGAGCGGGAATCGACCGTGGTCCAGCCGGCACCCGTATCGACGTCGTTGTACTGCAGGGTCCAGGCGGTGGGCGCATTGTTGAGGTGCCCCGCAATAGAGCCTGCCCGCACCGAATAGGAACGGATCGCCTTGGTGTTGCCGGCCCCGAAGTTGACCTTCCACCAGGATGGCAAGCGGCTGCCGCCGGCCCCGGTGTCCTGCCAGTTGGTGCCGACATTGTCGTCGGCGGCCTGATAGGCGGCCGCGCCACTGATCGTTGCGTCGGGATCGGTCTCGCCACCGCCAGCGGCGCCAACGGTATTCTCCGAGGACGCCGATACGGTCACACCGTTGGTCGTCGCCGACGTCATCTGCGGAATCTGGTCGACGGCCGCGGTGGCAAAGGCCCCGCCCGTGCTGGCGTTCGCCCAGCCGGTGTCGGAGACGCTGACGGTGGTGTCGACCTTCGGCCGTGAGAGCAGCGCCAGGGCATGCGCATCCGCACCCAGCCAGATGCGCATCTTCTGATGCGTCAGCTCGGGCAGTGCGACGTCGTCGGTGGAGGCGACGAACTCCAGGAATTCCGCTCCGGTATCGTTGAGCGAGGAGCCGAAGAACTTCGTGCCCGGCCGGATCGACATCGAACCTTGGGTCGCCGGCATCCAATTTTCGTAGCTTTCCGCCGATAGCCGCGTGCGCTCCACGTCCACGCGCGCGAGCGCCTTGGGGGAGATGAGCCCGCGGTTAAACGACAAAAATGGAGGGTTGGTTCTCGCCAAGGCTGGCTATCCTATGAGGTTGCCGCGCGATCCGCGGTCGCGATTGCCGCCCGTTCCGCCCCAGCGCGCCCGAGTCCAGGACGATGGCGGCGGGAATTTCGGCTGCGGCTGATCCATCGCGTCGTAATTGAGCGCAGTGCGCCGCGCCTTGTCGCGATCCTTGGCGATGCGCTCCTTCAGCGACTCCTTCTGGGTCAGGCGCATGCACACGCGGTCCGCTAGGTGCAATTCCACGAAGCGCGAGAAGTGCGCCGTCCAGCGCTGCAGGTCGAGCCCGAGCCCCGTGTCGTTCGACACGTAGCGCACGTAGATCGGGGTGTTGTCGGCCGACCAGAAGTTGTCGTCGTCGTAGTAGTGCAGCAGGGGATAGGCGAAGTACTCGTCCTGCGAGACGCCGATGGTCCTGACCCAATCCGACGGCTTGGCGAACACCTTGGGGAATCCGAACTCCGGCGTCACCCCGGTGTCGGCATCGGCCTTGATGGTCTCCATGGCGAAGTTCCAGGAGCCGGAGGCGATGGCCTCCGCCACCACCTGGTCGTAGACCGCCACGATCTCGCGCCCGGCCTCGACCGCCTCTCCCGTGTCGGAGAGGCGCCGATGCCCGAGCTCGCCGAGACAGTTGTTAAAAACAGCTAGCTTGGTTGTCACGTCAGTCCGCCTTCTGCGTCATGGGCTTGCGGCCCGTCCACGGCAGGCCGGTCTTGACGTCGACGGGGCAGGCCTTGCCGGTCGCGGGATCGACACTGGGGCCGATGCAGGAGACGTAGAGCCCATCCGCCTGGCCATGCATGTTCTTGCGGATGTCCAAAACCATGATGTCCGCGCAGAAGGCGAGGTCGTCGGCCACGAGGCGAATTTCCGCCCCCGCCACCGTCGACTTGGCAGCAGCGTTGGCCTGCGCCTGCATCCTGTGCGCCACGAACGCCCAGAAGTCGGGGTTGAGCGCATCCTCGAAGTCCCAGCCGAGCGGCATCTGGGCCCGCTGCGGCAGCGAGAAATGCCCCTCCGGCTGGAGCCGGTCGGGCGGCAGCTTGCGCACCTGCGACTCGCGCAGCTTCTGCGCCCTGACCGTGGAGATATTCTGGGCGGCTGCGGGGGCTGGCGTTGCGGAAGTCGGTTGAGGTGCCGCCTTGGCGGCCACAGGAGTCGACATGAGATGTGGTGTCCTTCAGTGGTTGGGACGAACAAAAGGGGCCGGCACCGAAGCGCCGACCCCGAGATTGTGACGAAGCGGGATCAACCCGTATCGCCGATGAGCGTGCCGGGACCGGTGGTGCCCTGCGTCGCGCCAGTGTCCTGCACCGGAGCAAACGCAGCGGACCTGATGATCCTGGTCGTGCCAGCCAGTCCACCGGCGAGAATCAGGTCGCCGCTGTCCACACCCATATCGCCGGCATCAGCGAAGAACCCGGCAACATCCAGAACCGTCCCGGTGTCGGTATAGCTCCAGATCTTGCCGCCGGTGATGCCCTGCGAGATGAGCTTCAGCTTATCCTTGGAATAGGTAGCCATGTGGTTGCCCTCCCTTAGATCGCCGACGCGTCATGCAGGAACTGCACGATGCCCGACTGTTGCAGGAGCTTGGCGCCGGTGAACGAGGAGGCACGCGCGAACGAATAGTCCTGCTCGTCGTCGTAGCCGATCTTGGTGTCGAGACCCTCTCCCGAGTCGAACGCGGAACCGACGGCATCGCGATGGTAGAAGTAGCACTTCTCGCTTGCCGTCCCGACGCCGGTGAGGTTGGGATGGAAGATCCAGTTGAAGCCTGCCCAGCGCATCATGCGCCGTGCCGGCCCCGCGAGGAACTTCATCTCGACGTAGTCGATCTTGGTGGCCTCGGGGATTTGCATGATGTAGCCGCGCACCGCAGGGGTGGCGACGGCGAACATCTTGTCCTCCTCCTCGACGGGCACCTCGTTCTCGCCGAGCGTCACCATCGCCTTCGCGGCAACTGACAGCGCGAAGGTCGCGGCCGCGCCGAGGTTCGAGGTCGCCGTGTCGAGCTGCGTGATGACGTCAGCATCGAGACGGCGGTTCAGAACCTTGCGCGTGGTCTCCTGCATCAACCTCTTCTGGTCGCCCTGCGACTGGAAGATGTTGAACCTCGTCTTTCGCACGAGGTCATGCCTGCTATGTTCGCTTGAGGTCGCTACTCTCAAACCGCGTCGGTATTGACGCTGCTTCGGATTGCTCCGAAGGCCAGACCATATCATCACCCCTGTGGGGTGCTGGGCGCTTCGGGCCGCTTGGCCCTACTCCTCGAAAGGATGGTCGTTGCACCTTCCGATGTGGGAATTCCCACATCGGCTTGGCTCAGGATTGTCCCGATGGGAGGTTCCCTGAGTTCACCCAGTTTGCGACGTGCATTGCTGCACGAAGGAGCCGCATGACTCGACCAGCGTCGCGGTCGTCTGGGTCATTGAATCGGCGCGAGCCGGGATCAGACCGT